CCGCGATTGGCAGCGCGTCGCCGCCTAATCCCTGCAATATATACCGCCCAACTGGCCCGCCTTAGCGCGGGTCTTTTTTTGTTTGATCTTTAGAAATTTATATGCGAGAAATCTTATATCGGGCGGCTTCCGTCCGACAACTTACATTTTGGAGAATGTACACATGACACACCCTATTGAAAATATGCCGATCACACGCGGGAACTTTGTTGACGCTTTGGTTGTTGATAAAGACCAAGCGCGGGCGGATTTGGCCGCTGCTCAAAAGGCGGCGTCCGATCTTATTGCAGAACGTGATCGGTTGCAGTCTGAGCTGGCCGATGCCAATCGCTTTAAACAAGGTTTTGCTGATCTGTTTTCCGATCAAATTGACGCCGCTGTCAAATCCGCCATGCTCGAATATGACAGTGATTTTGATATCAGCGCTTATGAAGGCGAAATTCAGGAAATAGCCCGCGATGGTTTTGATGCCAGCGATCACAGCGACGATATCGCCGACGCGGTCAACTTTGATATGTATGACCACAAATCGGAAATAGCCGACATTGTCCGCGATATTGTCCGCGACGCTACTATTAAGTTGGAGGTGTAAAAATGCGACTTACTAAACCACAGGCCCAAACCTTGCACCGCAAGTGGATTGACGGCCAGCACGAACACGGCAGCACCCGCGACATTTCTTTTCTGGCCTTTCGGCGGACTGTTGAGCCGACATATGATGACAGCGTCATGGTCAAATGGTGCGGAATGTATATTGGCATTGAAGCGGACGGATACCCGCACAGCTAAAAACTTCTAAAAATTAAAATTGGCCCGCCCTATTGATTGGCGGGCCTTTCTCGTTTTATAGTATGGGATAAACCGCATATATTGGAGATTGTGCAAATGTTAAAAACTGTTGAAACAAGCCGCGCCCAAAAGACCAAAGGTTTGGCCGTAACATATCGCGCCGGGTCGCAAGAGAAATTCGGCACTTGCCCGGCCAGCTGTGAATTGAACCCGTCGGGCTGTGGCGCGTCAAAGGTCGATCTGGAATATTTGGAAGCGCTTTCCAATGCCGTCCCAACTAAGGGGATCGCCTTTACCTATTCCCACTTTGCGCCGATCCATTGGTTTAAGAAAAACGGACCGGGAAAAACTGTCATAAATTACTCGTGCAAAACGGTTGCTCAAGCCGCGCTTTATGTCCGAGGTTTAGTCGGGCGCAAAAGCCGCGCCATAAATGTTCCCGTCGTGGTTACTGTTGCACTTGATTTCTGGAACGGCCGCAAAACTGTTGATAGCGACGGCGCGCGCTTTGTCCGATGCCCGGCCGAATATCTGCCAAAGTTTGGTTGCGCCCAGTGTGGCAACGGCGATCCACTTTGCGCCCGCTTAGAGCGTGATTATGTGATCGGATTTACCGCGCACGGGGTCCACAAAAAGAAAGCCGCAAACCCCGATGACCCGGGCGGATGCTATGCCAGCGGCGGCAATGTGCTTTTGCATTGGGAAGCCACGGCCGATCAAGCGCAGGATGAAAGTGACGCGGACAAGGTCACACGTTTTGCAAAAAGCTTGGCCCCCCGCACGATATTGCGCCACCATATCGCCGGGGATATTGGCGACGATTAAAACCGCGACCCCATCAATTGACGATCTGGCCCGCCACTGTGCGGGCTTTTTCGTGCCCTCTGGCCGATCTTATCGCCCGGTCACCCGGTCCAATCTAATGAGATCGACCACAGCGCCGGGGTATCCTTCAAAATAGTTAAACAAGGCGGGCCCTGCCCCTTGCACCCCTGCCAAACGTACCGGGCGCGCGATCCGCGGGCGGACATCGATGTCCCTTTTCATCGGCCAGCTGGCCCCGGCGCGCAGAAAATTTGCGCAGCTGCGGACAAATTTCCCCCGCCAATATCGGCCAGCTGGCCGCAATTCTTGCCCGCAGCTGGCAGAAAATCGTGCGAGATAAATAGTTATAGGCCCGCGGCCCGCGATCCCCCGGCCGGGGAAAATCGCCCGGGTCCCCCGGATATCGGGTCAGAAAACGCTGATTTTAAACGAGAAAACGCGATCCGCGCGACGCGGCCCCCCGCGCTCCGGGTCGGGGGCTAGGGCCATGTTTCTCTCAAATATTTACATAAAATTTCGTTTGGCCTATAACTATCCTATAAAAGGGCATATAATCCCATAAAATAGCTAGGGTCCCCCGATGAATGTTAATCTAAATCCGATCCAACAAGAGAAGGCCTTGAAGCTTCAATTGAGGCTCGCTCAGATAGCCAAGAACGAGGGTTGTCAGGAAAACTTTTTGGATTTTGTCCGTGCGATGTGGCCCGAGTTTATTGCTGGCAGGCATCATAAAATAATTGCGGACAAGCTTGAGCGGGTCGCGAGCGGCGAACTAAAGCGTCTGATTATCAACATGGCTCCGCGGCACACGAAGAGTGAGTTTGCTTCGTTTTTGTTTCCCGCTTGGATGATGGGCAAGAACCCGAGCATGAAGATCATTCAGGCGACGCACACGACGGAGTTGGCTGTTAACTTTGGTCGGAAGACGAAGAATCTTTTGGATCAGGACAGTTACCGTGAGGTTTTTCCTGACGTTAAGTTAGCTGCGGACAGTAAGGCGAGTGGTCGTTGGGACACGAGTGCTGGTGGCATGTATTATGCGGTTGGTGTTGGTTCGAATTTGGCGGGTCGTGGTGGTGATTTAATTATTATTGACGACCCTCATTCTGAGCAGACTGCGATGAGTGCTCATGGTTTTGACGATGCTTGGGATTGGTATACTGGTGGTCCTCGTCAGCGTTTACAGCCGGGTGGTTCTATTGTTTTGGTACAGACTCGTTGGTCGGAGAAGGACATGACGGGTCAGTTATTGCGGTCGATGGCGAAGGACCCTTTGTCGGATCAGTGGGAGGTTGTTGAGTTACCTGCTATTTTTGAGGATGAGACTCCTTGTTGGCCGGAGTACTGGAGTTTAGAGGATTTGACCGCGGTCCGCGCATCTATCCCTCCGAGCAAGTGGAATGCTCAGTATCAGCAGAATCCTACGGGTGAGGAGAATGCGATTATTCCTCGTGAGTGGTGGCGTCGTTGGGAAGCTAAGACGGTTCCTCAGTTAGAGTATGTGATCCAGAGTTATGACACGGCTTTTAGCAAGCGTGAGACGAGTGACTTTAGTGCTATTACGACTTGGGGTGTATTTTATCCGAACGAGGGTGGGAGTGGTCCGAATTTAATATTGTTGGACAGTAAGAAGGGTCGTTGGGATTTTCCTGAGTTGAAGCAGATTGCTTTTGAGGAGTTTCAATTTTGGGACCCTGACACGGTTATTATTGAGGCGAAGGCGAGTGGTTTACCTTTGACTCAGGAGTTACGGAATGCGGGTATACCTGTTGTAAATTTCACTCCTAGTCGTGGCAATGACAAGGTTACCCGTCTTCATTCGGTTAGTCCTATGTTTGAGGCTGGGATGGTTTGGGTCCCTGACAAGGTGTGGGCAGACGAGTTAATTGAGGAGGTTGCGGCTTTTCCCAATGGCGAGCATGATGACTTGGTTGACAGCATGACACAGGCTTTAATGCGTTATCGTCAGGGAAATTTTGTCCAGTTGCCAACAGATGATTGGCAAGACGAGGAAGTTTCTGCTAAGGTGCGTGTATATTATTGACGGAGGGCCTTATGGCTATTGGCGGATTGATGGACACCAACGTCCCAAGTCAGTTGGATGAAGACGATTTACGGGCTGAGATTGAGCTTGAGATACCGGATTCTGGGGCTGACCCGTTTTTGGTTTCGGCGGATTTCGGCGAGGGGGCCCCTGAGATTGAGATTGTCGCGGAGGGTGACGGCGGTGTTACGATTGACTTTGATCCGTCTGACATGCGCGGGGACTCTGATGATTTCTATGCTAACTTGGCTGAAGAGATACCGGACCGTGAGTTAAGTGCGATTGCGTCTGATCTTTTGGGTGCGTATGATTCCAACCGGGCGAGTCGTCAGGAGTGGGAAGACACTTACAAGAATGGTTTAGAGCTTCTTGGTTTTAATTACGAGGAGCGGACGGCACCTTTCCGCGGTGCGAGTGGCGTTACGCATCCTTTGTTAGCGGAGGCTGCGACTCAGTTTCAGGCTCAAGCGTTTAATGAGTTATTGCCTTCCAGCGGCCCTGTTCGGACTGTTGTTTTGGGCAAGGACACTCGTGAAAAGCAGGACCAAGCGAAGCGTGTCA